AGACTCAAACGGTCGTTGGTCAGTTGAGAGATTCAAAGGTTTAATCTTCCAGATTGAAAGAGAAGCTAACGAAATCGCCAAAGCTACTCGTAGAGGAAAAGGTAACATCTTAATTTGTGGTTCTGATGTAGCTTCTGCTTTACAGATGGCTGGTGTACTAGATTACGCTCCTGCATTAAACAACAACTTAAATGTTGATGATACAGGTAACACTTTTGCTGGTGTGATGAATGGTAGAATTAAAGTCTACGTTGATCCATACTTCTCAAGTGCTTCAGGTAATCAATACTTTACAGTAGGATACAAAGGCTCTTCTGCTTTTGATGCTGGTCTGTTCTATTGCCCATATGTACCATTACAAATGGTTAGAGCAGTTGGTGAGAACACATTCCAACCTAAGATTGGTTTCAAGACTAGGTATGGTATGGTTGCTAACCCATTTGCAACATCAAGTGCTGACGGTTCAATTGCATTCGCTAAGAAGAATCTATACTACAGATTCGTGATTGTATCCAACTTAATGTAATTAGAAATAATAAAAATATAATAATTACAATATACCTCGCAACTAAGCCCACCTTTAGGTGGGCTTTTTTTTTGGCATAAATAGTAGTATAATAATATATTATTAATGTAAAAATACAAGGAGTATATAAATGCGTATCGCTAAAGTTAGTGGTGATAATATTCAAATTAGAGACCACACTTTTTTCTTTCCAAACACTTCTTTTGCAAAAGAAGGTCCTGCTGATGACTTTTTATCAAGTAATGGATATTTGAAAGTTTTTGATGGTAGAAGTTATAACTCAAATACACAGAAGATGATTTCTACAGCACCTTATGTAGAAGCTGGAGCAGTTTATACTGTTAAAATTGTAGACCTATCTTCAGATGAATTATCAGCCATTACTAACAATAAGGCAACAGAAGCAAGACAAATAAGAGATAGTTTACTTCAACAAACAGATTGGACTAAAGTTAGTGATTCTCCAATGTCTAGCAATACATGGTATACTGCATATAGACAAGAATTAAGAGATTTACCTGAACAAAGTGGATGGCCTACTAATATTACATGGCCTACACATCCAACTGCTAATACAGGAAGTTAAAAATTAAATGAGTGTTTTAGATAATCAACCAAGTAATAAAAACCTTCTATCACCATTAGGGTTTAAATTTGTATTGAACAAAATCTCTACCTGTAATTATTTTTCATATAATGTTTCATTACCAACATTATCTCTTGGAGATTTTGATCAAGAAAACCCATTTGTTAGATTACCATATACGGGTGATAAGTTGAGATATGAACCTTTCAATATTACATTTAGAGTAGATGAAGATTTACAAAACTATTTGGAAATACATGATTGGTTAGTATCACTTGGTTATCGAGAAAACTTTGGACAATCAGCACATGATGGTAGTTTAGCTGGATCAGCTTTTCAAAATAAAAATGTATTCTCTGATGGTAAGTTATACATTATGTCAAGTAATAAAAATCCTGCATTAGAAATATCTTTTAGAGATATGTTTCCAATGGGTATAACTGAATTATCATTTGATGCTACATTAAATGACGTTGATTATCTTACTGCTACTGCAACTTTTAGATATGCTATTTACACAATTAAAAAGTTGCCAAATTAGTTAATTTATTATATAATTAACTAAACAAATATTATATGGATTGCTGATGAAGTTAGATGAAATTGTTACATTATGGACTACAGATTCAAAGATTGACGATATTGATTTAGATAATGAAAGTCTAAAAGTGCCTATTCTGCACGCAAAATATCTTAAACATTTGTACAAGGAAAAACTTAAACTAAAGAGTTTAATGTTGAAAAAGAAAACTTTGTCTAAAAGATTATCTGAATACTATAAAGGTGATCTAAACAATCCTGAAGACTTAAAAGAGATTAATAGGGAACCCTGGCCTAAGACAGTACTTAGACAGGATTTAAATACATATATCGAAAGTGATACTGATATGGTTGCTCTTCTGACTAAGATAGCTTATCAAGAAGAGGTGGTTTTGTTATTGGAAGATATACTAAAAATGATAAGCAATAGAGGCTTCCAAATCAAAAATGCAATCGAATGGAGAAAACTTACACAGTTCGGCGTATAGAGAATTGATTACATTATCCAAAGTGAATGAAACGCATCTACAGGTTAACTGTTCTGGTGGTGTAGCAAAAGAGATGTCAGACTTCTTCTCTTTCTATGTACCAGGATATAAATTTATGCCTGCGTTCAAAAATAAAATGTTTGATGGTAAAATTAGATTGTTGAATCTAAACAACATGAAAATTTACTTGGGTTTATTGCCTTACATAAAAACATTTTGTTCTGATAGAGATTATGATTTAGACTACAGTAGTGACCTTGACAAGATCAATAATTGTACTAATGAAGAAATATTAAACTTTGCTAACGAACTTAAAATACCCTTAAAACCACATGATTATCAACTGAATGCAGTGACTCATTGTATACAAAACAATAGAGCTATGATACTATCACCTACTGCTTCTGGTAAGTCATTGATAATTTATTTACTTACACAAATGTATGGTGACTATAAAAAACTTATTGTTGTTCCTACTGTTTCATTGGTACATCAAATGGCTAGTGATTTTAAAGAATATGGATACAAAGATGAATGTAAATTAATTACAGCTGGAGTAGATAAAGAAAATATACAAGAAGATATAACTGTAACAACATGGCAATCAATATATCAAATGCCAAGAAAATGGTTTGATCAATTTGGTGTTGTTATTGGTGATGAAGCACATTTGTTTAAAGCAAAGTCTTTAACATCTATAATGACAAAACTAATTAACTGTAAGTATAGATTTGGTTTTACAGGAACACTAGATGGAACAGATACTCATAAGTTAGTATTAGAAGGTTTGTTTGGACAAGTACAATCATTTGTAAAAACTAAAGACTTAATTAGACAAGGAACAGTATCTGATCTAAAAATAAAAATATTACTTTTGAAATATTCTGATCTAGTTTGTAAACATGTATCAAATTTAAAGTATCAAGAAGAAATGGACTTCTTGGTTAGAAATGAAAAAAGAAATAAATTTATTACTAACTTAGTTTCCACATTGGAAGGAAACACGCTTATACTGTACCAGTTCGTTGAAAAGCATGGTGAGATATTATATAATAATATTAAGTCAAAGATAAATATTAAGCAGCGTCAAGTCTTTTTTGTATTTGGAGGAACTGATGCGGAAACAAGAGAGTCTGTTAGAGAGATAACAGAAAAAGAAACCCACGCTATTATTATTGCTTCATATGGTACTTTTAGTACTGGAATTAATATAAGAAATTTACATAACGTAATATTTGCATCACCTTCAAAATCTAGAATTAGAAACTTACAATCAATAGGAAGAGGATTAAGGAAGGGTGACAACAAAGAAAAGTGCACCCTGTATGATATTGCTGACGATTTACAATATAAGAAAAAAATTAATTATACGTTGAGACATTTATCGGAAAGAGTTAAAATATACAATGAAGAACAATTTAAGTATAAAATTTATAAAATTAAACTGGAGAGCTAAATGGAAGAACCAAATATAAAGTTGTTGAAAATGGTTTCAGGTGAAACATTAGTCTCAGAGATTTCTGTAAACGAAGATGAGGGTAATATAAAATTATTCAACCCAATACAAGTATCAATTGTAAGATCAAGAAGAACACATACTGGCTATACAATACAAATATCAAAGTGGTTACCAACAGATGAAAAAGAATTTGATGTAGTATCTTCTAACATTGTTACTATGGCACAACCAACTGAAGAATTATTGTACCATTATAATGATAAAGAAGTACATGATCAATTAAACGAAAAAGAACCAAAAGAAAACAAAGAAGTAGAAAGTAATGATGGTTTACAAGAGGAGATTGAAAAATATCTTGAATACTTAACAACAGATAAAACGATACATTAAAATGGCACAAAAAAGAAAAAAGAATCAATATGTAAATAATAAAGACTTTTTAGCAGCAATGGAAAAATATTCTAGTGCAGTTAAAGAAGCAAAAGAACACAATTTAAATAGACCCCGTGTACCTGATTACATTGGTGAATGTATAATGAAGATTGCAACTCATTTATCACAGAAGCCTAATTTTGCTAATTATACTTTTCGTGAAGAAATGATACTTGATGGAATAGAGAATTGTTTGTTATATATTGATAACTTTAATCCTGAAAAGTCAAAGAATCCTTTTGCTTATTTTACTCAAATAATTTATTATGCTTTTTTGAGAAGAATACAAAAAGAAAAAAAGATGTTGTATGTTAAATATAAATTAACAGAAGAAATTAATTTACAAAACTTAGCTTCAGATAGACAAGAACATGACATTAATACGAACTTTAATGATCAGATGAAGTTTAATGAATGGACACAAGAACATATAAGTACATTCATTGAAGAGTTTGAAGCAACTAAGAGAAGAAAGGTAAAAAAGAAAAAACAGAATGAAGATAGCGTTACTAACTGATACACACTTTGGTGCTAGAGGAGATAACTCTGCATTAGATAAGTATTTTGCTAAATTTTATAATGAAGTGTTTTTTCCATATATCGATAAGCATGAGATTAAACAGATAATCCATCTTGGTGATATCTTCGATAGAAGAAAATACATAAACTTTCAAACATTAGAATCATGTAAAAAATATTTCTTTGATGAGATAGGTAAACGTGATCTTAAGTTAGATATCATTGTTGGTAATCACGATATCTTTTATAAGAATACTAATGATGTTAATTCACCTAATTTACTTTTGCAATCATATAAGAATATAGAAACTATATCTGAACCACAAATAAGAAGATATGGAAGTTGTGATATATTAATGTTGCCATGGATTGTATATAACAATTATGAAAAGTCAATGGACTTAGTTAGAAATGGTAAAGCAAGTGTTTGTTTTGGTCATTTACAATTAGCAGGTTTTGTTATGCATAAAGGACATTCTGCTGAAGATGGTTATGATCCAAATGAATTTAAAAAGTTTGACCTATGTTGTTCTGGTCATTACCATCATAAATCAAATCAAGGTAATATTCATTACTTAGGTTCTACATATGAAATGACTTGGAGTGATTATGAAGATCCAAGAGGTTA